GTTGCCCGCTTCTCTCGAGCGAATGATCGACGAGTTGGTCAACGTAAAAACGCCTTGGTACGATATACTTGAGCGATACATGACTGGGAAGATCAAAGACGGTTGGTCTTGGAAACGACCCAATCGTAGGTTCGTCGGTCGTGGCATCTACCTGCCGGGCGTCGACTACACCCCCCGCATGGGCCCAGTAGTTATCGGCGTCGACACGTCAGGATCTATCGGACAAAACGAACTGAATGTATTTGGTGGACACGTTAACAGGATAATCGAACAGTGTAATCCCGAGTCCGTGACCGTCATCTACTGTGATGCGGAAGTTAATCATGCCGACACATACGAACCAGAGGATCTTCCGATCAAGCTGACACCACACGGCGGTGGTGGTACAGCATTTGAACCCGTGTTTGACTACATTGACGAACACGATCTCGACCCCGAAGTTGTTGTCTATCTTACTGATGGCTACGGCGATCAGAGCAACTTCACTTCAAAGCATGACACAATTTGGCTGACAACTGAGTGTACCAATTTCGATTGGGGTACTGTCGTCGAATTTGATGTTGATGCGTAACCCTAGCCAACAAAGGAGAAACACATGGCTTATGTAAGAAAGACTGACACCCTTGTTCAGCACATACTACACAAGGTAAGACAAATGTCGCAAACGGCACAAAAACCGTATTCGGCAGACACTTTGACCAAAGACAGTGCAGAGTACGAAGCAATACGTAATTGTATCGAGTCTGTATCTTGGAAAGGTGCGCCACAACTTAAACAGCAAATGCCTGAAGAATGGCTTGACGGCTTGAAAGCAAGGAATGTTGACGTGAAAATTGTTGCACCAGAAAGTTGCCCTGACAGTGGTGATGTAAATATTTACTTGGAAGGCGACTTTACGCTGTCACCCGCTCACGCTTCTGCGGGGCATTCCTACAGCGGTAACAGAGGTAAGATGGAGTTGACCGAAGCTGACTTCCCTCCACTACTTATGACTTGGTTCAAGAGTGGCAAGTCTAACGAGTCTATCAAGAAATCGCTTCAAGACAAGTTCAACAAAGTTGAGGAGCAACTAAAATCCTTTATGCAACAACACGCATCTTTGAACACTGCTATCAAAGAACTACCAGAGCTTGAGCAGTATGTACCCGAGGAGTATATGGAAAAGCTACACGCACCATCTGCACCACGTGGTAAGGTTCAACGAGCCGAAAAGACTACAATCGAAGATCTAGGTATTGATCGTGATGCGTTGACTAGCGCGGCAGTTGCACATCAACTTACTAGAGATGGCGATGACTAACAATTTTGTAAAACCCGATCAGTATGAGTTTGAACTTCTTCCAGACGAAACAGAAATGGAAATGAAGAAGGGCAGACTCACTGATCGTGACCCATCAGCTAATCTTACGGAACGTGAGATTATTATCATGAAGATGCGTTTCGGTGTTAATATGCCTGACGGACACGGTTGGACTTTACATCAAATTGGAGAACTTTGGGGTGTAAGTAGAGAACGTGTACGTCAGTTAGAAGCAAGAGCTTTGCGTAAGTTGCGTAGAAACTCTGAAATACAGAAACTTAAACCCCTAGTAAAAGGAGACTAACATGGGCAAGAAAGAGCAGAAGGTGTGGAAATACTTACTGAAGAACAAGTTAGCCACACCTAAAGAAGTGGCGAAGGCTACAGGCGTATCGTACGGCTACGCTAATCAGTTGATGAAGCGTATCGGTACACCGAGAGAGGTATTTGAAAAAGAGGTAGTTCATTTACCTACGTTCGATGAAGCCATATTACGCGCACCAATTCGTGACAACTACAACGTATGGAAAGATAGAGCTATGCACATAGGAATAGCTATCGCCATCGTGGTTGTGATTGGTGCTTGGCTTCAGATGGTGTGGTGGAAATGAAGAAGAAGCCCGATCGTTGTGACTTGTTAGCTGAAGCGTCAGCTTTAACATCACAAGAACGTAACAAGGACTATGGCGACCCTGTGGATAACATGACCCACATAGCAGATATATTCAACGCTATAACTGGTCATGAGATTAAACCATCGGACGTCGCCATACTTCACATTGCAACTAAACTTGCTCGTAAGCGTACAAGCCCACTCAAGAAAGATCACTACGTCGATACTATGGCGTATATGGGTATCGCTTACGAGTGTGAGTTACAAGAAGTAGAACCATCTCAAAAAGAACGAATGTTGAGATTTGGTGCAAACGCTAGGAGGAAAATAAAAAATGAAGATAGCGATAGTTGACCTAGAAACCTATTGGGCAGTTGGTCATTCGCTTACTAAGATGTCGCCTATTGCATACTGTATGCACCCCGACACAGAGATAATCTCTTGCGCTTTTAAGTTTGGTGATGAGCCAACTGTCGTCGCGTTCGGGGAGCAGCAGGTGCGTGACGTCTGCGACAGCGTCGATTGGTCAGAGTATTGGTTAGTTGGACACAATATGTCAGGCTTTGATGCTATGATATTATCGTGGCGACTTGGTATCAAACCTAAACTTTGGGGTTGTACACTTGCTATGGCTAGACCTATCCACGCAAAAGACGTGGGGTTGTCATTGGCAAAACTTGTCGAGCATTACAATATAGGTGTCAAAGATCAATCGGCGTTGGTTGCAACTAAGGGTAAGCGTCTTGCTGATTTTACTGAGCAAGAGGTTGCTGAGATGCAGAAATACAACGCCGACGACGTTGACCAGTGCTACGCCTTGCTGTTACGACTCATCAAACGCACACGCAAAGATGAAGTCAGGCTTATCGACATGACAATTCGTATGCTTGTCGAACCACAATTTGACGTAGATATGGATTTACTGACAACCACGTTAGCAGATGAAAGTGCTCGTAAGCAGGCAATGCTCATAGAGTGTGCCGACGTCATGGGTATAAGACTGACAGATATGTCCGACGAAGACGCGGCTCAAGAGTGCTTGACAGTATTATCTTCAGCTAATAAATTTGCGATGTTCTTGGAGGCTTTAAGGGTTGATGTTCCGACTAAGATTTCCCCCACAACTGGTAAGGAAATTCCCGCGTTAGCGAAGACGGACGAAGAGTTCCTTTCCCTCCAAGGACACCAGAACGCACTCGTCGCTACAGCGGCTGCAGCACGTCTCGACGCAAAGTCTACTATTCTACAGACACGTATTCAAGCGTTCATGGACGCGGCAAATGCACACCCCAATAAAAAAGTGCCAATACCATTGAAGTACTATGGTGCTGATACTACTGGTAGGTGGTCAGGTTGGGGGTATAACCCACAGAACTTGCCACGTGTAAATCCGTATGACCCAAAACCATCTGATGCTCTGAGGTCGTCGTTGGTTGCTCCAGCTGGGAAGAAGATCGTCGTCGCTGACCTGAGCGGCATAGAACTACGCGTCAATCATTTCTTGTGGCAAGTACCATCTAGTATGAAGATGTACCAAGCTGACCCCGAAAAGGCTGACTTGTATAGAGACTTTGCAAGTAAACTGTACGACATACCACCTGATCAGGTGTCTAAGCAACAACGACAAGTTGGTAAGGTAGCGCACCTAGGACTAGGTTTCGGTGCGGGTCACGTTACCTTTCAGAAGGTTGCAAAACTAATGGGGGGTGTAGATATTACAGAAGATGAGAGTAGAGATATAGTTGATAGGTGGAGGTATGAGTACAACGAAATATGTATGGGTTGGAAAACTTGCCATAAAGCACTACCTACTATACTGCGTGGCGCAGAAGGAGCATCAGTTGATCCTTGGGGATTTGTTACTCCAGTAGAGGGGGGTCTGCGTACGCCCAAGGGTATGATACGATATCCAGACTTGCGTATACAATACGACGATGAAAGAAACCAACAAGAGTTTTGGTATGGCAGTGGTCGTAACTGCGCTCGTATATATGCAGGGAAGATCGACGAGAACATCGTTCAGCATCTCGCGCGCTGCGTAATCGCCGACAACGCATTAACTGTACAACGCGAACTTGGTTTGAACCCTGCATTGATGGTGCATGATGAGCTCGTATACGTCGTCGACGA